AGTAATTTCATAAATCATTAGTGATACCATCCTTTCTTAACCGCCACCTGCCTGGCAGGGTTGATTCTCGTTTTACTCGTGTCAGTATTTAGTAAGGCTTCAACAGAAGAATCGATTCCACTGCTGGTAGAAACGGCACTGCTTGTCGTTGTCTCCTCCTGACCCTCTTTCACATATTCTTCAAGTGAAATTGATAAAGATATTTTTATCGGTTTTCCCATACCATTAAAATCTTCATACGTTACTTCCACCGATTTACATATGAAAGGAAACTTCGATATCCTTCCCCCACTTACCGTAAAGAAATAAGGAACCCCTGATTCCGATACGTCAATCCATTTTTGTTTTTCTACACTAACATCAACCCCAAGCGTTGCATCAAAAACTATATCAAATGTCAATCGCTGAAGGTCAGGCCCTTTTCTTACAGTTGATGGCTTTGTTCCTTTATTTTCATTATTATCAGATCGAAATCCAACTGTCTGTTTTAAATTTTTAAATTGCTTTATCTGATTCGATGCCACCTCAAAAGTTAAATTGCCAAATGCAGCAACAATTGCCATAGCTTTCACTCCTCTTTATGTTAGTTTTCCGATTATCACACCGTCTGAAGCTCCAAAGAAACCGACGACGACGATATCCGAAATACTTAATGTTTCGACATGATCAAGCTTTTTTATTTTGGGAGTTCGTCTCTTCGTATCCTCAAACCAAACAGTATAATAGTCTCCCTCGATCGTATCCACAATTCCCTGCTTCATCAGTAATCACCTTCAATCTTTCTTCGAACAAACACATGACTGATATCGTTCAATTCACTGTGATCAACTCTTTTGATATACCATTCTCCAGATGCGATACCTAAATCACTTAAATTAACCGTAATACCTGCAGCGATTCCTGAATTAAATTTAACAGGAAAATATCCAAGACTTTCATTCTTATTTCTTTGCCGAAGATAATTTCTAGAGTACCTTTGCGCTTCGGCCAGGCTGTAGATCGGTTCCGATTTTAGCATAATCTTTGGCCCGTATACTCCAGCAGCCTTATAAGTAAATTCATACTCTCCGTACATTGCCGTACATGCGGACGCCAGAGGTGCCGATATTGAGGCGAATCGGAACTTTCCAACAAAATCTGATTTTCTAAACCTAATGCTGGCGATCTGGCTCTCATAAGTCTTTTCATCAAATATCACGGCAATTCCATCATTCACTTTTAACGAATATCCTTCCCTTAAGCAAAGTCTATTCAGGAGTTTGATATAACCCTCATCATCATTTTGATCTACACGGTTATATGTGTAATTTTTAATTCCATATGTTTTGAGAGATAGCCCCATATATCCACAAACTTCTTTCGCCAAAGCAAGGAAGGATATTTTTTCCCAGCTTTTCACATCCTGATCTTTAGCGTTATTCGGAATAGAAAGAGCCGTTAATTTTACACCCTCGTCTGAAATATCATATCCGTCATAGTACATCTTTCCAGAACCGAAACCATCAGAATTTACAGTAATTACATCTCCTTTGTTCGGTTCCCACTGAATCCAAAAGTCATCTGGATCCGCAATTAAAAGGTCCAGACTATCAGACAAGCCACCTTCATTGTCATGGACAACAACATCATTAAAGTGAGTATTTGGTATCTTTTCACCATTCCAAAGAACATCCATCAGCTGCTCCTTTTCCATGGAGGCAACGTCGTTGAAGCTTCAACCTGAAGCTGTGGGATTATTAGTTCAATATTTGCTTCAAATATCAAAGTACCAATATGATCAGGATTCGCCTCCATTATGTATTGAGATTGATACTCTGACTCATAAAAATCAAGGGCGATACTGTCAAATGTATCGCCCTTTACTGTTGTGTATTTCAGATATTTACCGGTTTTAAGCATATACTTCCCTTCCTTCTCTGAACTTATTTACCATATTTTCAAAGCCAGGGTATGCAGCAACGATTCCGTTTTTAACTTGACCTTCAACATCACCCTTTCCACCATCGACATAGATTTTCGGAGCAAACACAAAGCTCCCGCCACCGATCCCCAAAATCTCAGCTGTCTTACTCAACAAATTTAAACTCCTTGCAGATCGATTTAATGGAATAGCAACCTCCGGTCCAGCCTCACCAAAGATGGAAGGAACCGAAGCAAAGCCTCCGAGGGCATATCTTCTCATTCCACGTCCAGCTGTCACTGACGCTCTGGCACTTGCACTCGCATTTGCATCCGATGCTCCTCCAAATATCTTCTTTATCTTTTCCCATGATTTCTGGAAGAACGAAACTACCTTATCCCAATTTTTATATAGCACATAAATTGCCGCCCCCAGAAGACCTATTGCGGTAATAACTACACCGATTGGATTTGCTGTCATCGCTAAGTTCCAAGCCATCTGAACAGCAGTTGCGAGCGTTTGACTCGTTCTCAGAAATTGTAAAATTGAAATAAATTTCCGAATGCTCCCAATGAAGGCAAAGATCTTACCTACACTTGTAACCGCTAAGAATCCAATCATTGCAGCTTTTGTAATCACAAGATATGCAGCCGTTCCCTGAAGCACCGCCTTTATTAACGGCCAGTTATTTGTAGTAAATTTAAATATTTTACTAATTACATCAAAAGCAGACGTCCCGAATTGCGTTATCTTGTTAGCAACTTTACTCATATCAACATTTTCTAGCTTACTGTTAAAAAGCTGATACATCCTAGCCAACACTGGTACGAGTCCACTATTAAGTGTCATTGCTAATTTATCTGAATTCAATTTTGCTAACCTTGCCTGATTCGCATAGCTCCCGCTGGTTCTTGCAAAATCACCCTGCGCATCCTTTGATACCTCCATCAAATATGCGTATCTGATCGCCGTTTTGTTCGCTTCACTCATTTTACTGTATGAAGTCTTTATTCCCTTGGAAAGTGCGAACGCCTCCAGATTTGCAACAGACATATTGATTCCAAGCTGCTTTAAAGGTTCTGTTTCTCCGGATAATCCCGCTCTAATCTTTTCAAAAGCCAGATCCGTACTCAAGTTATAAAACGAAGCAAAATCTCCGGATAATCCCGACAGATTGGTACTCATCTTTACGATCGCATCACCTGACAATCCAGAAGCCTTAAGCATTGCGCCCATTGTACCGGTATATTGTTTCGCAGACAATTCCGAAAGGCCATACGCTTTTTGTGCTGACTTTGACCATTTATTTATCGTTTTTGTTGAATTTCCGAATGTGACATCAACCACATTCTGAGATTCACTTAAATCCGATTGAAGTTCTTTTCCCTTATTCATATATGAGGCCGCTGCGTAAATTGCTCCAACCGCCGCAGCTTTTGCTGCAAAGCTCAGATTACGATATGAATCCGTAAGACCCTGATTTGTTTTCGCTAGATAAGCAGCTTTTGTATTCGCTCTAACCATTTGATTGTTCACTGACCCAAAAGCATTGTTAAAAGAGGGAAGCAGTTTCCCACCAATCGCTATAACAGTTTTTAAAGTTTTTTCTGATGACATTTAACTCCCTCCCTTCTTATCTGCATGAATTTCAATAAGGCCTTCAGCTAGCTCTTCTAGTTCGATCAAAGGAATCTGATTGCATTCTACATAGCTTGTTGAACTTAGAGCAGTAATTGTTAATTTCAAATCTCGGAGGTATTCTCTTCCTGGGAATCCTCCGAAGCATCGTTGAAAAAAAGAATGCTTACCGTTGCCAATCGCATCTTGTCTTTTGGATGAAGTCGAAAAGCGTCCTGTTTTTCAATACCTGAAGCAGCACAGCAAAGCAAGTTGTGCATTTCGACATCATTGCTCGGGCTCAACACCGGGCAGTCCCTTTCCATTAAAAATTTTTGACATGATGCAATCGAGTTTGAAGGTAAAATTTCAAAGTTATAATTCACTTCCTTAATTTCATCTCCATGCGTGTTTTTAATTGGCTTATAAAGTTTAATCTTTCCCTTATCTTCCATTTTTTCTGATCCTCCAAATTAACGCAAAAACGCAAAATACCGCCAGTAAAATACTGGCGGTTAATTAATTAAGCTAGAACGTTTCGAATTTTGGTACTGTAATCAACACCGTTGATCTTCAGAACGAAGTTCAATTTATCAATTTCAAGAACCGTTTCTCCGTTTATTACTCTCTTATAGTAATATACTTCGATTTCATTCGATCCATCCGACGCATTCCCTGATTCTAAACTGCCCGGATCATATTTCTTAGGCAATCCTTTAATTACGGCTTTGTGAGAATCGATCCCGATCTTCGCATTGTTTGTATCAAATTTATCGGTAACCCACAGAACCTCAAAAAGATGCTCTCTCGGTGCCTGTAAAGAAATTGCATCCTTCGTGTCTAAACGCTGGCTTAACGTGAACGACATGGCTCCCGGCTTGTAAATGTTTGGGAAGTCAATTTCTCCCATGATTCCAGAACCAGAGAGCGTAGCGGTCGCATACTCAATTGAAGGCAGTTGCAATTTTGTGGTATCGCAAAGCTTTCTCATTCTACCCTTGTCATCATCCGCTGACACAGAATAATTTATGACTTGCGCTTTGATCATTACCGCTCACCTCCTACTCTTCCAAGAGAGTATCCAGCCCATCAGCTGTATACTCAATATCAAATTCGCAATACCTACCAGCAGGCACACTTGTATAAAGAGTTTTAAACACAAAGCGACCTGCTGCCATGTCGGCAGTACTATTCTCTGCATCTCTGAAAGCAATTTCTGCACCAAGCAGATATCCTCCGCTGACCAGTCCATTCAACCAGATTTGAGCCCGATCCAGAATCCTTTCAATCGCCCTTTTGTTGAATGGCCGGTCCACATCTGGCATGAACGTCTTCTGGAATGTGTTTTTCAAGTAATGCTGCATGCTGATCGTACAGTCAAACATATCTTCAGGAAGAATGTTTTCCTCACCAGTGTAAGAATAATTTGCATTACTGTCACCCCAGAGCACCCATCTGCCTCCAATGTAAGCAGCTGTCGTAATCCCTTCAGCATTGAGCTCATTTGCTTCGGCTTCGTCAAACTGGATAACGAGGTTTACACTGTCACTGTCTTTTTCTTCAAGCACAGTTCCGACGATCGGAATCTGCTTATTAGAAGGCGTCTCATGCGGAATATTATCGTTTTCATAATCGGTTTGCTGTTTCCTTACAGCACACAGCGTTGAAATATGAAAAACTCGTTCTCCAAGGATACTCATCGGCCAAAAGACCTTCGCCAGTTTAGATGTATAGGCATTCGTTTCCTTCCAAGTAATGGCTTCCGCCTTCGTGCCAGCTCCGCTCGAAGAGCTATCAATGTCAACATATACATCAGTATCCCAATGACTATTAATGTCTACCGACTTTGCCACCATAGCAGCATAGACCTCAGAATCATGCGACCATCCCGGCGCAACGAGAATTGTCGGAATGTATCCCGAAGTCTGGTAGATTAGATCTACACACTCTAGCCCCTTTCTTACCCCAGAAATGTTACTGCCTATTACGTCATTGGCATCAACCGTACTAGGAGTGACCTTCTTATATGTAGCAGTGACGGCCGTCGTGATCTTTGTGGTATTCAGATCCGTGATTTTAACCTGATTTCTACCATCTTTGTACACATATGAGTATGTCACATTTGTCACAGCAACAGATTCCACAGTAAGAGTCAGCGAAGGCAGATCCACCTCTTCATCATCAAGATAATAAATACCCGTTGACGGGAATGTGAATTCTTTTGTAGTTGACGCTTCAGCGATGTGATCCGCAGGATCCAGGACATTGATCAATACGATCGGCCCGATCGGCTGAATCGTGTTCTTAAAATGAGCATATATCGCTTCACAGAGCGTGAAGCTTTCCCAGTCTTCAGAGTATCCGACGCTTTCCTGCGCATTTGCAAATGAGCTGACGAGAATCGGTGTATTAACAGCCGCTGCCGGTGATGCTAAAACATTCACCGGAGCCGTTCCAATATACACTGGAATCGTTCCTACTCCGGAAGGGGGAAATGATGGCTGAGAGGCAGTATAAGTACCTCCAACTCCATGTTTAAACATAACATCATTCCTTTCTTATTCACTAGTTACTTCGATATCGATCTCCGATGCAAAGGTACCTTCAGATGCATATGTCTCAAATGATTCGAGATTTGCGGAGATCACAGACCTGCTCGCTGAAAATGTAATCCATCCATACCAATATGGCCATGGTTGTTCTTCATACATTCCCCACTTAAGAGGCTTTCGAACTACAGTCCGTTCTTTTATAACGCCTGCAGAAAAGATACAGTCCCTCACCTTTTCCATTAAAAATAAAAGATCAACGTACCCTTTCGCATCGTACTGGAATTCTCCATTTAAGTCCACAGTACCGGCGCCGTAAGTACCGCATGTGATTCTTACATTTACAGCAGATTCTTCATCTGTATCTTCCCCTGCAGCAATTCCAACCACAACCCCAGGTACATCATATCCATATTCCGTAAGAAAATTTTTCGGCGGCACATAGCCTTCATAAACTGCCGGGCACACAGTCTCATTGCTGATCTGCGCTCTTTTTTCAGGCGGTTTTTCCAATGTAATTTCAGCAGTTTTTTCTTTCAAAAATTCAGCAATCGCTAAAATTACCGCGAGATCCGTCATTTAAATCCCACCTTTCTCAGCATCCTGCTTGTTTCATGCACTAGGCGATCACGAAATACCTTCTGGGCGTTTTCCTGGATGTTTGGATAAACCTCTTCATTCGTTGCCATCTGCGGTATAGTCAAGGTTCGCAGCACAACAACCGGGTATCTTCCTTTCCCTTGCCGCTTCATCACCTGAGTTGTACCGTTTCTCATGTTACCGATAAATGCCTTCGGTTCCGTCACGACCTCCTTCTGCTTGCCTTTAAAAATTGTTACTTTAACCTTCGGATTTTGCTGCCTTTTAGATGGAGATACTTTAAAATGTGCTGGCAAGGTCAGCCTTCGGCTGCTAATTGTTAATTTCCCGCCTACTTCAAACTTACCGGCCTTTATTTTTTTCATCGACTTCTTTATGAATGTCGTCGATCCACCTTGCCCCTTGATTGCATAAACCTTCAATATCTCTTTTGGAGTGTTGGTATAAATGCTGTCAATTGTTCGATTTATAGCAAGCCTGGAGGCTTCCGGGATGTCGTCTTTAACCTTAATAAATGCCAACTGGGCTGTCCTGAATGATTTCTCTTCAAAAAACAAAGTCATCAGCTGAAATCTCCTTTTAAAATGATCTCATACAATCCTTCGGAATCTCGGCAGTCAAAAACTTTATAAGTATTCCCATCGTATACCTGAACATCTCCCGGAAACGGACGCTTCGAAAAGTCGGAGGCCTTTGCATAATACAAAAGGTCTCCAACAACAACGCCTTCATACTCAAGCCTGCTCCTCTTTTCCAGCTGATCATTATCCTCGATAATCACGATTTGCTCACCATTAATTGTATGAAGTTCTGCGTGTTCATCCTCATCGAAAATAATGTCAAGATCAGCAACAAATTGATCCTTAAGCATGGAGCATCACATCCTTATTTCTCATCCGATTCAGTAGCTTCTTCCGACCTCGATTCAGTCTCTGACTCAGTAGAAGCATTATCGCTTTCCTTTGTATCAACAGCAGAATCAGTTTTGCTCTTAATACCTGACTTAACCTTTTTATTCTGCACCTTCTCTTCTTTTGAAACCGCATCTACTTCTTTTGCGCTGCCTGCTTTGATAAACTTCTCAGCCTCTTCATCATCTAGACAAACGAAACTTCCAGAAGGCACTATTACACCACCACGATTCATCGGATTTATGAGCTTAACCTTTTTCATTTCTCACGCCTCCTTAAATTTCAAGCTTGACAGAAGTGGAAGCACTTGCCTGAGCTTTTGCAGCTGTGCACCATCCAGCCGGAATCATGTCGGTTGCAGTCTTCGTTAAGATCTTATTTGTCTCGTCCCAGTAAAGCTTATCTCCAACAGCAAAGGCTGCTGTTGTCTCGGCCGGTAATTGAAAGACCCCTACCGTTTCAACCGGCCCATTTTCACCCGCAGGTATATCATCCACTGCAATAGCAATTCTTGTAGTAAGGCTTACGACATCCATATATGAAATGTCAGTCTCACCACTGTTTGTATAGGTGATAACATCACCTTTAAACAATCTCTGAGCAATCATTTGAGAACCTCCTTAAAATAATAATTGCCCCCTGGCACGTTATTGGCCAGGGAGCATCTTCGATCATACAGATTTTTTATTCAGTCTTGTTAAATTCCGTCGTTCTTCACAAGCCC